GAACGGCCACACGGCTTGCCGGTCTTCACATCGACCCATTTCTCGCCGAACCATTTGCCGAGCCCGCCCTTAGCCACGTTTCTTCACCCGGTTGTCGGGGCCGCGCCAACCGCCGCCGCGCTTCTTGTACTCCTTCGAGGCCCACGCGTTGGCGTAGGCACTCGGATACACGTCGAACTTCTTCTTGGCCTCCGCTTTCACGCGGGACCAGAGGCCGGGGTTCGTTGGTACCGGGCTCTTCTTCTCAGCCATCACCACTTCACCTTGTCCGCCCAGTACGCCGCCGACATCTTGCCCTTGGCGATGTTCTTCGAGTGCCGGGCCTTGAACGACGCGCGCTTCTTCTTCATGGCATCCGACTCCCCGGCCTTGGGTTTGCCGGCCGTCTTCGCGCCCTGCTCGCCGAACCGAATGACCTTCTCCTTACCGCCCGCGCACGCCTTGACGACGTGTGACTTCTTCGGGTGGCCCGGCGTGCGCTTCGGCGAGTTGCACTTCATCTTGGACTTGTCGAGCCGCTCCGCCATCAGCTAATCACTCCCTTAATGACGATGAAGTTGATGACCGGCGTGTCGGTCGGCGTCGCAGAGTTGTTCACATTGTGGACCGAAATCTTGCAGGACCCGTTCGAGGTCGCCGTAACGGTCACGTCATACGTCGTAGCTGTCAGACCCGAGGCGAAGCTCACAAGGACCACGTCGGTCGCAGCGATGTAGCTGTTGGTCAGCGTGAACTCCTGCGAGCTCAGGCCGGAGATGGAACCGGCGACGAGCGTGATCTGACCGCACGGTGCGTTCAGGGTGACACCAGTCGTACGGCTCGTGATCTGCGTGACCGTGCCGCCGCTCCCGGCGCCGAAGCCGAGCGAGCTGGTTACCCGCACATTGGTCGACTGCAGCGCACCGGTGCCCTTGGGCGTGATATCGACGTCGATGTTCGTATCGGTCCCATCGGCCAGCAGGCCATTCCCGGTCAGCGTCAGCCCGGCCGCCGCGTCGTCCGTGTAGAACGCCGTCGAGGTGATCGAGGTGATCCCGGTGAAGGCACCGCTGAAGGCCACCCCGGAGATTGAACCGCCGGTGATGTTGATGTTGGAGATCGACACGGCCCCAGTCCCGTTCGGGGCCAAGACGAGGTCGCCGTCGACATCCAGTGTGGAGATCGTGTTCCCATTCAGGGAGATGTTGTCGGTACGAACGTCGCCGACGCCGTTGGGCGCGAGGATCAGGTTCCCACTCGCGTTGGTTGTGCTGATCGTGTTCCCATCGAGGCGGACGTTGTCCACGGACACCGACCCGGTACCGACCTTGAGCGCGGTGGCGACGCCCGCGCCGCCATAGACGGTCTTCTCGGCCGCACCCGGCCCGCCATCGACGTGCAGGAGCTGATCGTACGAGTCCTTGACTTGGCTGCTGGTCAGGTTCGTGGGCATTGGGTCTGCTCCTCAAGGGGTTAGAGAGGCCCCGAAGGGCCTCTCCTTACGACGAGATGGTCGCGCCGGTGTCGCTGCGCTTCCAGTTCGACCCATCGCTGAACGCGAGGATCGGGCTACCGCCTGCGCCGTTGGAGACGTAGATGATCGCCCCCGTGTAAGATGCAGCGGCGGGGACCGTCGCAACGGTGTAGGTGCCGGTCTGAACGACATCGCCTTCAACGGTGATGCCCTTCAGGCGGTCGAGCGTAACGCCATATGCCGAAGACATGGTGACCTCCTGATGTGGAGGTAGGGGCCGAAGCCCCTACCCTTAGTTGCAGTCGACCACGAGCGCCCAGACGGTCATCACGGCGGCATCCGCAGCGTTGACGGTCTTCACGTCGATGGTGTCGGCCGAGGCGTAGTACTTGCCCCACGGCAGCGCCGGCGACAGGGTGTTCGGAGCACCCTCCGAGATCGTCACCTGCGAGGACGAGTACCCGGCGGCGGTGTTCGCGTTCACCCCGTCGAGATAGCCGTCCGGATCGTCGCCGTCACCCACATCGATGGTCAGGGTGCCGCCTTCGGCGGTCGTGACATCGAGGCCCACGGCGAGGACCTGAGTCTTCGCCGGGATGCGGATGACTTCGAGCGAGTCACCCGCGCCGAGCGCGGTCGCCCCGGCTGCCAGACGAGCGGCAGCGATGGCGGCGAAGTCGAGCTCAACCGCGAGCTTGGTCACGGCACGAGTGCCGCTCTCGAGGTACGCGTCTGCCGTACCTTTGTTGAAGCCGAGCGAGTCGGTGTAGACAGTCATGGATCAGCCCTCCTCAGAACTGGATGACGGCTTGGGACAGGGCTTCCGGCTTCACAACCTTGTAGCCGTAGACCTGAAGGCCGCGAATGATGTTGCCGAAGGTCGACTCCGCACGGATCGACTCCATCTCCGTCATCTGCGACGCGAAGGTGAAGCCCATCTTGTGGCCGGCGATCAGGCTGTACTTGCCCGAAGACACGTTCAGGTTGTGCGACACGTAGAGCGTGAAGCGGTCGATCATGCCGAGACGGCCGTTGCGGACCACCGAGGTGCCGTCACCGGTCAGCGAGGCGTCCTTCAGCTCCGACTTCTTGATGAGGCCAGCCATCTTGGCCGGGATCACCAGAAAGCGGTCGGCTTCCGGAACGTTCGCCTCGTCGAGGACGGTGCCCATGTCGACGATCAGATCGACGACCGAGGTGGTGCCGCCAGCGCCGTCCTTCGACACGGTCAGCGGAGCGCCGGTGGTGCCGAGGTTGAACGAGGACGACTGCTCACCGGCGGTCGCACCTTTGTTGGCGGCGGCGATGTCCGGCAGGATGTCGGTCAGCACGCGCTGATCGATCTTGATCTTCATCCGCTCGGAAGCGTCCTTCGACCAAGTATCCATCAGGTTGATGTCCGACTGGACCTTGTCCACGTCGTCCTCGACGCAGGCAAAGTACTCGCCCTTGTCGATGACAAGCTGCAGCTTCGGCTTGTCCGGGTTCTCGACGGTCAGGGTCTGACCCTTGACGTAGTCACGGATGGTGATCTCCGGGGTGGTACGGATGTTGACCGTATCACCCATGCTGCGGATTTCGCCTTCATAGTCCGTGTTCGAGATCGCTGCGAGCACGGTGGCGTCGTAGAAGTTCTCGATCAGTTTGCCGGACCAGATTTCCGGGATGAAGTTGCCGCTGTAGTTCGGGCGGCCACCGGCGACGGGGAAAGACATGTGATGTCTCCTTAGTTCATGCGGTTACGATGCGACCTTCCCGCTGGGCAGCGAAAATGTCACGTTCGAGGCGGTTACGCTCAGCCTCCCGACCCTTGTATTTCCCCTTCTGCACATCTGCGAAGAACTTCTTGATGTCAGCAGAGGTATAGGTCTTCGCTTCGCCTTGGGCTTTGGCACCGCCAGCCCGGCCTTTACCGGGTGCTACCTGACGTTCCAACTCCGAGGCAGACTGAGCTTCCCGTACGGGGCGAGCTTCCTGCCCACCAGACACGCCCTTCCAAGCCGTGAAGAAGTTCGTCACGCGCCGTGCATCCAGATTCCGCTGAGCGTCATCGAGATAGGTCTGGCGCGGGATACCCGTGAGCGGATCGACCTCAAGGAGCCACGATTGGAACTCCTTGTTGGTGTTGATCTCTTGCCAGTCCGGTACTGCCGCTTGAAGGTCCGCCCAGAACCGCTGTTCGCTGGTTACGGCATGGCTCTGCGAGAGCTGCTGCACTTGGGGCACGACGGTCCCTTGCAGTTGCCGCACCAGATTCCGCAGTTCGCTGATCTCGGTGTCCTTCGACGACATCTCTTCGCGGAACACGCGCCGCATGACATCGATGGAATCACCGTAGTCCTCGATGTCCTGCTCGGTGATGAGCTTCTGCGCCGGCGCCTGCGGCTTGGCAGGGGCAGCGTTCATCGAGGCGATCAGCTGTTCGAGCTGCTGAACACGGTTCGTCAGCTCCCGCTTCTCAGCGTGGAGCCGGGGTACTTCAGCGTTGTACATGCCCTGAAGGCTGCGGTACCGCTGCTCAAAGGTCTCTTCGGTCTTGTCGCCTGCAGGCTGCTCTTCTGCCTTGGGCGCGGGTGCTTGCTCCGACTCACTGTCGGCCGCCGGCTCTGCGACGACGGGCTCCTCGGATACCTCGACTTCGGTCTTCTGACCTTGGTCGGCGGCTTCCGCGTTGAGCTCCTCGTACAGTTTGTTGACAGCCTCAGACTGTTTCCGAACTTGCGCTGGTAGTGCCATACTGAACGCTCCTTACCGGTGTGCGTCGGCAGCCGCCCGACTCGGGTTGGCTGCATAGTCAGGGGACTTCATCATGAGATCGTGAAGCTCTTTCAGAACCTGACACCGCCCCTGTGCAAGTGCCACGTTCTGGCCAACACTGGGTAGCTGCTCCAGCTCCTGCCGGTACCAGCCCTCGACCCACTGCAGGAGTTCCGGAAACTGGCGCGTCGCAAGAGCGATGGCTTTGACTACCTTGGGGTCAGGGCGCTTCATCCTGCACCCCCAGTGTTGCGGTTCATCACGGTGTTGGCCTGCTGCCCGCCCATCGGCTCACCGCCGGGGAAGGTGGGTGTCGGCGCACCGGGTTGTCCGCCCTGCATGGCCTGAGCGGCCATGGCCTGAGCGGCCTGTTTCTGGTCGTAGGACATCTTCTCCCGGGACGGGACGATGTCGTCGACCGGCATCTGCAGCCCCTTGGCGACTTCGCGCAGGATCGCGGCGCGGCCGGTGGGGCCGATGATCTCGGCGTCGATGGGGTTCGCTGTCGCGTTGAGGAACTCGACGCGGCGAACGTTGACGGTCTCCTTGACGGCGAGGTTGATCGCGCCCTTCGGGACGATGTCGACATCACCCTTGATCGTCTCGTCCGGATCGTACCGCATGTTGTAGACGAACTGGCGGTGGACGATGGGGTGGATCACGTCGTGGTCGATGTGCATGACGACCTGCCGGATACCCTTACCCGCAGAGCCCATGAGCATCGACAGGCCCGAGGCCGTCCGCCCCGCACCCTGCACGTTGGTGTCACCGTAGATGTAGGCCGGGATGCCGCTGTGGTCGTCAGCCAGCCGGCTGAAGCGGTCATAGACGCCCATCAGCTCGTTGGCACGCGAGTCCGGCTGCGAGAAGCGCACAGCGGGTGCGCTCGACCCCAGCGGATCGTTCATCGTCTGCCAGATTTTCCACGGGTGGAGCTGGGTGATGTCCTCGTTCGGCGGGATGCGCTCGAGGTTCACCTCGACCTGCGGGCCCGAGGCGATGGCCATGTTGTTGACCAGTGACCGGGCAGCGGCGTTACAGACGTTCTGGATGTCCTCGATGATCTCGGGGATGCCACGGCCCCAGAAGGCCCCGGGCTGCTTGATGAAGCTGGTCTTGGCGTATGGCTTCTCACCGAGCGGGTCGTAGTTCAGCACCGCCTTGATGGTGTAGTTCCCCACGACCCAGACGTTGGCGTCGTACTCGCGGGCCGGGTCCTCGACCTCATCGTCGCTCAGGCCCCACTCGCGCAGCATCTCGCCGCTGACCTTGCCCCAGAACTCGAGCGCGTCGAACATCTCGGTCGGCGAGTTGTACGCATAGTAGAGGCGCTCCTGCTCCTCCTTCTGCAGCTCAACGTCCTCGTTGATCCACGACTGACCATTGCCGACGTCAAGGACCTTGCGGATCGCATCGTCGTCATACCCGGGCACGCCGATCAGGTCCGCCAGCTCCATGCGGCTCAGGCGATGATGTTCGAAGAGGTAGCCGTCGTTGATGCGGCGCACGCCCGGCTCGGGGTAGATGCGGAACGGATCGACACGCTCGAACTCCGGTCCGAGCCGCTCAGCTGCCTCGACAATCGTCGTCCCATCTGGAGCCTTGGTGTAGCCCAACACGCGCTGGCGCCGCACGACGGGCCCTTTCACGAAGGCGGCCGGGAACGTCACGAGGTCCGTGATGAACTCGTTGAAGGCCTCGGACCACCCGCCCTGCTCGAACTGGTCCTCGATCTTGTTCTTCATGCGGTCGGCGCTGTTCTGCGCCTCCTGCAGCAGCTGGAACCGGTAGTCCTGCGCCACCATCTCGCGCAGCTCGGCCATCTCAGCCATCGTCGGGGCCCGGCCCTGCGACTGCAGCAGCTCAACGACCTTGGTGCCGAACATCTGCTCGAGCTTCGCGTCGGTGTCCGGCGGGAGGTCGGGTATCGTCGTAGGGTTCAGGTCCCACGGGGGCATACCCTGATCGAGCATGATGTCGCGCAGCCAGCTCTCGGCCGCCCGGCACTTCACCTCCGTGAGCATCATGTAGACCTCGGAGCCACCTTGGCTCCTGATCTGGCTCAGCTTGTCCGCCTCGTACTCGCCGTTCCGCTGGCGCATGGCGCGCAGCATGATGTCCTCGATTGGCTTCTTGGCGATCCGCGCAGCGTCCCAGCACTGCCGCAGGTACGCCGTCAACCCGAGGATCACAGAGTCGTTCTGGCGGGCCTGCAGCTCACGGTCAACACGCTCCTGCTCCTCACGGGCAAGAGTGCTGTTATCCACTACACGGAGCATCGAGAGACCGGCCATACCAATACACTACCCGTTGTCGTGTCTAGTCGCAAGATGGGTCGTCACAGCCACACCCGGCGGGGAGAAGCCCGTCTTCGGTACTTCAATGATGTCCTGCTCGGCACTCACAGGTCCACCGGAATGTCTTGGAGGCCCATCGCGGCTAGAGCCTGACGACCATTCATGCCGATGACGGCCAATTCTTGAGCGTATCGCAGTGATGCCTGTCTCATGCGATCATGCCCACACGTTGCTGGGACTGCGGATGGTGTCAGGGTCGATCAGTTCCACACCGCCGACCTCATAGGCCACTTCCTCGGCGTTCTTTTCGCCCACCAGTGTGCCGTGGAAGTGGTAGTTCAGCAACGGCGTCTTCCATGTGCCACGCGCCACGATGCCGGGACCAAGCAAGATGTTGGCGTGATACCTGCTGTCGAAGGTTGGTGCCGTCAGTTCGTTGCCGTCCTCGTCGTAGGTGCCGGGCGTCAGCATGATCCGG